ATACAATTATTAGATAATGTTCAGACATTTACTGGAACTGCTTGGGTTACTACATTTGCATTAGGACAGTTAGGTAATTATGACTTACAAGTGAAACCAGGATTTTTGGTAGACCCAGGTGGAGATTATAGATATTGGTTTCCTGAAGATTATGGAAGTGGAACATACAAATATTACATACGGAGATTCCAAACCGATGGTGGAACAAAAACGAGTATGACGGTAAATCTTAATAATAATACTTTGATAGCTTGGAACGCTACCACAAATGGTGTTTCATGTGCATTATTATTCGAGAGTTCGGGTAAAAATAGTGGTAATAATAGTTCTTTGGGTGTAGCAAGAATTTATGACCCAGTAAAAACCACAAGTAACTTGATTGAAGCAGATATGGCAGCAGATAATTTTAAAAATCCATTTTCTACAGCAATTAGTTTGTATGGAAATAGTGGTGGTAGTATTGCAAGTAATACATATACAGTTCCAATAAGAAATGCAGATGGAATGTATTTAGATAGTAATGATAACGAACTTTATGTAATAGTCAGATATAAAGGTGATCCAACACCAATAAATGACATAACATTAACTTTTAGTTAGAGATAAGAAATGGCATTAATAGATTCAGGTTCAAAATCAAGTAGATTACTCGCGTCGAGAAGATATACTCACGATACACTTACGACTGCCCAAGAGTCATTTACAAATGTCTTGGATTTAAGGTCAGAGGAAGTTTATACTCAAGCAGCAAAAATACCATCATCTGGATTACCACATAGTGGAAGTTCACAAAGTGGTTCTTATTATACTGATGGTGGAGATAATATATTAAAATATTGGTATAGACATAGTTTAACCAAATCAAATTTAAATAATGAAACTTGGTTTTTCCTAAGTCCATCGGGTAGTAGTGATGGAGTAGGTGCTCAGTTGATTAATGATAATCAAAAGGTGAATTTTGTATCACCTAAGTATTCCACTGCCGCCTTAGCAACATCTACGGTTGAAGATTCTACACCAGGATATTTGGCAGTTCTTTATAAAGCAACTCACGCTACATCTGAATCATTAGATAGTGGTGATATTGTTTCTACTAATGATTATATATTTGATTATAAAACTGGTATAGTCCAGTTTATGAATTCATCTGTAGATCCAACTGATAGTGATTATGTTTATATGTCGGTCTATCAGTATGTAGGAAATACATTATCAACGGGACTTGAAATTACTGGAAATGTATCGAGTTCTGGATATGTTTTAACTAATCATGTATCAGCAAGTGGTGATGTAATAGCAGATGGAGATGTTGTAGCATATAATTCATCGGATGAAAGACTTAAAGATAATATAGAAGTTATTAAAGGTTCGTTGGATAAGATAGGTGAGATTAGAGGTGTAGAATTTGATTGGAATGATCAATCACCTGGTTGGGCACGAAAAAGAGGACACGATGTTGGAGTTATAGCACAAGAAGTTGAAAAAATTCTTCCAGAAATAGTAGTGGAGAGAAAGAGTGGTTATTTAGGAGTTGATTATAAAAGATTAGTTCCATTATTGATAGAATCAATTAAAGAATTAAAACAAGAAGTAGAAGATTTAAAGAAAAAAGTGAATTAGAGATATTTATTTGATATTTATATTAAAGGTTAATAAACAAAGGAGAAAGTTATGGCCGTAACAGAAAAATCAAATTTGGCTAAGAAGGTAGAAGAAAAATCTTCCGAAATTAAATTTAGTGATGAAGAATTAACATCACTTAGGGAGTTACAAGAAGGCTACCAAGAAAAATCAGCTCAATTTGGTCAATTAAAAGTTCAAAAACTTTTGGTTCAACAACAGTTAGATGCACTTCTTGAAACTGAAGTTAAGTTTGAGAGTGACTATGCTGGATTACAAACAAAAGAACAAGAAATTGTTAAACAGTTGAATGAAAAGTATGGACCTGGATCATTAGATCCAACAACTGGAGTATTTACTCCTGTTACTGATACTGAAGAAACTACTTAAAATAATCTCCCCTAAACATATCGTTTGAGAAAGTTAGGCTATATTTATTGTAAATATTTATAGTCTAAAAACGACTAATTAGTTATTTAAATTATAACATAGGAGAAAAATAATGGCAGAAAGAATCGTAAGTCCGGGTGTATTTACGCGAGAACGAGATTTATCATTTCTTCCAGCAGGAATTGCAGCAATTGGAGCATGTATAATTGGACCAACAGTTAAAGGTCCCGCTTTTGTACCTACTCAAGTTAGTAATTTTTCAGAGTTTGAAGAAATATTTGGATCTACGGATTCGAAATTTTACACACCGTACGCCGCAGAACAATATTTAAGTAGTGCAGGAACAGTTACAATTGTTCGTGTTCTTAATGTTGGTGGATATGCAGCAGATTTAGTTCAAGTTAATCTTTCCAGTTCAAGTGGCAATAAAACTCTAGCAGTTTTAGCACCAGCACGAGGTGGTTCAGATGGAACGGTAGATTTGACCGCATGTACAGCTACTTCAGGAACAGCCGGAGTAGGAGATTATACATCTTTTAGTTTGCTTGTAAGTGGTAGTAATTTTGCATCAAAAGGTGTTACTGGATCAACTTTTACAGTTTCCTTTAATACTTCAAGTGCGGATTGGATAGGAGATGTAATAAGCTCAGATCCACAAGTACAAAAATCAGGAACTGCAGATGCACCAGCATATTTATTTAAAACTTTTAAATATGCGGCAAGTTCAGTATCATATGGAGTACAGACTACTGCTTCGGTAGCAAGTGGTTCGTCAGCTACGACCTCTTTTAGTGGAAATGCATATTCAAATGCATCAACACCATACATTCAATCACAGATAATTAATGGGGCAAGATATAGTCTTTTTAAGGTTAATACTCGTTCACATGGTAGTGATGTAAATAACAAATTTAAAGTTGTTATTTTGAATGTTAAGAAAGCAGGTACAGTTGCAGGTAGTGATTATGGACAATTTTCACTTCAAGTAAGACAAACTGGTTTAGATGATAATGGATTAACAACTGATAATATTTTAGAACAATGGGATGGACTTAATTTCGATCCTAAGAATACTAATTATTTCGCTCGTAGGATTGGAGATAGGTATGTAACTATTGACGCTAATGGTAAACTTACTTATAATGGTGATTGGAATAATAGATCCAGACATATTTATGTTTCTGATTATTCATATATTGCAGATGGTAGTATACCTAAATCTCTTGTTCCGATGGGACACGCAGCAATTAGTAATCCATGTCCTGGAACTACAACAGTTCCTGCATGGGCGTTTAAATCAACTCAGTCAAATGCACAAGATGAGTTTGATGCAAATGTTCCTTATGGTCATGATTATGGTAACACAGATGCAGCTGAATATTTAGCTGCTATACCAGATAATGCAGGAAGTGGAGCTCATACTACTATGAGTCTGGAAGACTTTTTTGGTCATGCAGACGCATCGGTAACAGGTACTACTTATTCAGATGGAACTGAAAAAGTTACTCTCGCACTTTCAAGTATTAAACAGAGAAAGTTCGTTGTTCCATTTCAGAGTGGATTCGATGGGGATAACCCAGCAAATCCAAGACATACTGGAGCAAATATCGTGGCAGCAAACACACAAGGGTTTGACATTTCAAGTGCAACCGCAGCTGGAGCAGTAGCTTACAAGAAAGCAATTAACGCTGTAAGTAATCCAGATGAGTTTGATATCAATATGTTAATAACACCTGGTGTTATTCATGATTTACATCCAAAGATTACAAATCATGCAATAGCTAAGTGTGAAGAACGTGGTGATGCATTTTATGTATTTGATTGTGGTATTCAAGGTGGTTCAATAGCAAGTGCAACTGCAGCAATTTCCGCACTTGATACTAACTACGCAGCAACCTATTATCCTTGGGTAAAGATTGTTGATAGGAATACAGCACTACCAGTTTGGGTTCCGCCATCAGTAGTATTACCTGGTGTAATCGCATTTACAGATAGTGTAGCACACGAATGGTTCGCACCAGCTGGTCTGAATCGTGGTGGATTAACAACAGTATTAGAAGCACAAACAAGATTGACTCATGATGAAAGAGATGAACTCTATGAAGCACGAGTTAATCCAATCGCTTCATTCCCAGGTCAAGGTGTAGTAGTTTGGGGACAAAAGACCTTACAAGGTCGTCCATCAGCACTCGATAGGGTTAATGTACGTAGATTGTTAATTAGACTGAAGAAGTTTATCGCTTCGTCAAGTAGATACTTAGTATTTGAACAGAACACAGCAGCAACAAGAAATCGTTTCTTGAACATTGTGAATCCGTTCTTAGAATCAGTACAATCTAATAGTGGTCTATCAGCATTTAAGGTAGTTATGGATGATTCCAATAACACACCTGATGTGATTGATAGAAATCAACTTGTTGGTCAGATATTTATCCAACCTACAAGAACCGCTGAATTTATTGTATTGGACTTCGTTGTACTACCGACAGGAGCTACATTCCCAGCATAAGTTTAATCAATAGATTAACTAAACAAAAACCCCTCTTTTTGAGGGGTTTTTTGTTGCCTGATATATTTATATATGAAGTGAATACAAAAACTTCTAAAAAACTATGAAAAATGATTATGATGATTTTTTAAAATTTTGATATTTATAGTTGAAGAATTAAACTTATTGGAGATTAAAGATGCCAGACTTATTAGATCCTTCTGAAATAATGTTCACACCGTTTGAACCGAAAACTAAAAATCGGTACATCATGTATATTGAAGGGATACCAGCTTATCTTATTAAAACAGCTAACAGACCTACAATTGCCTTTGAAACTATTGAACTTGACCACATCAACGTAAAACGATATGTAAAAGGTAAAGGTGCATGGGAAGAATTAGAACTTACTTTATATGATCCTGTTGTTCCAAGTGGAGCACAGGCATGTATGGAATGGGTAAGATTATCTCACGAATCTGTAACGGGTAGAGATGGATATTCAGATTTTTATAAAAAAGATGTAACAATTAATGTATTAGGACCAGTAGGTGATAAGGTTGAAGAGTGGACACTTAAAGGTACATGGATTACCAACGCAACATTTGGTGATTTAGATTG